CAGGAGCGGCAGGAGCAGGAGGAGCGGCAGGAGCGGCAGGAGCGGCAGGAGCGGCAGGAGCGGCAGGAGCGGCAGGAGCAGGAACGCACTTTGACTTTTCGTTATTCCATTTAGTTCCCTCCGAACAGCACGCCGAACCAACACATCCTAAAAGATTAATCGTTCCTAGTAAGTCACCCGCTTTGCTTGCTGCAACTTGACTTGCAGCAACATCTGATACAGTCGGTGCTGCTGGACCAGCCAAGTCCAATTCATTGTAATTCATCAGACTTCTGCTAGAAATAGATGAGTATATAAACAAACAGTATATACCGCCCATTAGTATAACTATCAAGTTAAGTAACGTGATAAATATAGATGGGACAATAGGAAAACGACGATTTAGTAATGTTAATAAAATGCATATTACTAAAACTATCACAATTACTATTTTTATTCGGAGATATTGCGATTGTCTCATTCTATACGTCTCATTCAAGTCTATGGCGCGTCTTTTTCCGTCGAGTGCATTGTCTATGCTTTGCTTCTTTTGTTGAAGTCTTTGTTTTTCTTCGTCAATGATAGACGATACAGCTTGTTGTCTTGCTAAAACCGCACTACTAGATATGTTCGCGGCGGCAAATCCAGTTTGCAAGTTTCCCAATTGGGTAGCTAAATTGGATACTTTTGTGTTAAATGATGCATCTTGAATAGTTAGACCCGCAAGATAATCCTTCTGAATGTGAAATAAACCAGACAAATCGGTATTTAATGGCATTTTATATATTATAAAAATATTATAATATTTAAGTTGGATATTGCTTATTCTCGCATTACAAATATACCAGCAATAATTATTGTCATTGCGGTAACTGTTCCTAATGTATATATTGTATTCGTTTGCGAAATCATATCGTTTATATCATCTAAACGTACATCTTCTGTTTTTTTAATCGGGGGTTCTAGGCTGTAATTATAGTCAGAATATCCCGACGAGGCATCTTTTTTCAGATTTTCACGTAGACGAATAGTAGACGTTACATTCGCGCCGATTTGGCGATAATTAGAACCAATATTTTTCATAACACCATTGTAATCAGTAGCAATTGCAGTCATTGGTCCAATTTGATTATTTGCAATGTCCATTTTTAATTGTAGTTTGGTTTCATCTGTTAAATTATCAGCTGGGATTTTCGGAGCAGCGTATCCGTGGTTATCAAATGGTTCGATTTCGTTAAACTCTTCCTCATATAATGCGGGCGATACTTTATATGTAGAGTAATTGCTGCCTACATTTGTGAATGGAATGATATTTTTATCTAATAAACTCATAAATTCTGTTATACACAGTTGTGATAATTTTTTTTAACCTAACGGCGAATTATTTTGTAAAAAAATACACCAGTTAACAAAAGACCAGCTAATATGCTTGTTTTCAATGCATATTCAATAACTGTTCTATTATTTATTTCTGTATCTGTATTGTCATCATTCGCTGTTGGTTTATTCGCAGAACTTACATTTGCGTCTAAACTATATTTCCCATATTGACGGTCATACATATTAATGCCATCATACGCTGTCTTCGATTTTACTGCATCATTTAATTCAGACGAACGCGACAATGTAACAAACGGTTCGTTTTTTATTGCATTATCATTGGTTGATATCATTGTCGTGCCAAACAATATTAATTCGTTTATCTTTAACGTTTTTATGCCTGGACCCATTGCCATTACAATTAGTCTAAAATAAGAGTATTTTTCTGGCGAATTTATATCAAACGATTTCTTAATTATTGCACCAGTTGGCATGTCCGTCTCTTTTAAATTTCGCTGGTCTAATTGTATCCACGCATTTCCATCATTAGATGCGACTAACATGAAATTGCGCGGAAAGGTATTGAATTGAGTATATGTGGGCGTTCGGATTCCATATCGTTGAATATATGCTTTATATGGTATATGCAATTGTATCCACTCGCCGCGTACATTTATTATTTTGCTAGAACCAACTGGCGTGGTCCACGTATAGCCAGTACCGCCGCCCTGATAAGAAGATGAAATTTTACCAGTTGCTTCTGTGTATGGATTCTGCTTGTACTTTGAATTAGGGTTATCTTTAAAATCACATTCCCAGTAATCTTCGTTCTCATTTGCGATTACATATGGTTTTGTTGATTCACTTGCGTATGAAGATGCGGTTATTTCATATGTACCATTTGGACTATATTTTACTATACCTCTATCATCTATTCCATTAATTACTTGTTTATTACTACTCATCGGTGTATCATCAGGTAAAGGTAAAATCTGTACAACTTGATCGGTATTTGCTTGCATCTTTATTCTATATTATATTACTGATAGAATTCTTTGGAATTACATCAGTATACTTTGCCGACTTATATTTTTTTAAATACATAAAATAGGGTGGTTGTTGCTAAAACAGTCCAGATTAAACTTGTATATATAGTTCCGTCAAACATGCGTTTTTGCTCATATGCCAAGGAATCGTCTGTAACGTACAATTCTTTTAACTTTGCGTCTAATTCGCCGCGCAATTGTTGAATGTTTTTATGTTTCGCTTTTATATCATTAAACGACGCATCTGCGACCGTATTTGTAAGACTATCATTTACAGTAGCGAAACTACTAGACACGTTATATAAACTGCCACCAGATACGGAGTTATTAGTTCCAAATGTTACTATTTTATCATATGCGGAATTTAGAACGGTTTCTTGCTGGGCACATGCATTCGGAGTATTGGCTTTGCAATTTACGTAAATGGCGTATTTTTCATTAAAATTGTTTAGATCATTTATTAATTGTTCTTCACTTCGCATAGTAGATGAAAAGCCTTCCGTTTTATTCATAATACTCTTAATACTATATGGACGGATATTATTCACTTTGCTATGTGCAATTTTATTTTCTACCTGACCTGAAATGTTTATTGTTGGATATAATCCGTATATTTGTATTCCACTAATAGCTATTGCATTATTGCCTTTTTCGTTAGACGAACCTTCAAATACTATTCTAAATGTATTGAATAGATGAGCAGACGTTGATATATCAAATCTTACTGGCTCGTTAACGTTGTATTTTCCGTTTGGATTGACGTCAATGTCCCGTTTGTCTAAAACTGTCCAACTGCTTCCATCATTTGCGCCTAACACGGTAAATTTTGTGGGAAATCGGTGTGGGCAACAATCGGTTGCGGTTAACAATGTATATCGCGTAGCCTGTAATTTATATGGCAATTTTATTTCTATCCATTCGCCATCAATTTGCTTACCTGTTACCGTGATAGTTTTAAAATAGTTGCTTTGTGTTCCGCCACCTATATATTTACCCCAGTTGTACGGGTCACGTTGATACCCGTTGCCGCAACACCCAGCAGTTCGCCATAAAGTTTTCCTGTTATTGTCAAATGCCATAATTGCACGCAGAGAACTGCCTCTTACAATAGATTCACTTGACGATTTCGCCACGTATTTGCCCATTAATGTGGATAATTTCGGGATTACATTGCTTACAACCAGTGTATTGTTATCAGCATTCACTTTATGTGGGGGCAAGGGCGGCACTGCTTGAAACTCATCACCAGCATTAATCTGCATAGACCACGGCGGCGGAGGAGGCGGGGGAACAACAATTTTGGGTATATTAATTGCTGGCGCCAGCGTCTGGGCTTTCGCGAGTGCCAGTGATTGTGCTTTTGCAATTGTTTGCGCTTTTGCAAGTGCTTGCGATTGTGCCTTTGCAAGCGATTGTGCCTTTGCAAGTGCGTTTGCGCGTTCAGCTTCTTTTGCTTTCTCCTTTGCTTTTGACGAGAAAAATGAAAATGGCATTATATCTTATATGATGTCATTAGATAAGTTAGCGGGTTGTTATTTTGTACATTAGTAATAATAATACGATTATTCCACTTCCTAAATTAAGTGTGCGCGCGAATGTCTGATCATATACCTGTTTTGCATTCTCATATTGTTCATCCGCCCCGCTGTGGTTTTGTTGCATTGATTTAATTTTGTTGGCGTATTCCTTATTAATGCACAGTTCCTTTACCATACAATTTGCACTATTGTCTACAAAGTTTGTTGCATTGCAACTAACGTCCCATATTGGATTATGCAGACCAACATTCATTGTGCATTTGGCCTCTGTTAATGTTCCGCTGTTAGTTTCTGCATTTACATAAAAAAAGTCATTCTTGTTATATCCAACGATGATATCAGAGGACGACATATGTGTATAATATACGTATTTATATTTATTTTATAACGGTTTTGTCGCATATTAACCCATACAAACCCTGTAATACTTGGCATTCATTGCAGTGGCGCTATCCCGAATAAATTCACAGACCTGTCCTGGTCGCAAACACATCGCCAATGCGTGCGGGTCAAACCGAGATATCTCTGGTATTTGAGACAAATTAATAATATTATACGTTTTCTTAAACTCGTCAACTTCACTATCTCCTAAAATACGGGCGCTAGGAACCAAAGTGTGTTTCAACAAGTTATATTGAAGGCGGTTGATATTGTGGATTACAACAAATATGCCACTGTGGTCATATAGATATCGTATCTTGGTTAAAATTGTTTCGTTTGGTTCGGTATCCACAATAATCATCAGTGTGTCCGCGTTCGTCAATACCGTGTCAATGGAATATAAATCCTCAATGACATTGTCCACTGTTTGTGCGTTAATCTGCTTTGCATTTAAATTGTATTTAATGTAGATTTTTTTACCGTTATTCTTATGTGTAACAAGCATATCTAGTTGAGAATTGTTATTCATTGCATCAATTTCATTTATACTAAAGTCTTGATACTCTCCCACAGCGTATTCTAATGCCTCTAATTGTGCAATAATTGTCATACGCGACTTGTATAACTTCAAAATCTTGTTATTGGTTGACGTCATTCTTAATATATAATAAGATGTATACTTTTTACTTTTTATATATTTATCGTGTTGGTTTCAATTTTTTGCTTATATGAGTTTGCGAATCATTAATTTACCAAAATCAATAACGCCACTGCTGTTTGCAGGCGGTTCAGCTTTGCCTCCGTCTAATACAGCTGGTTCACTCGACTTATTATCACCTACTACTTGCATTGAATTGACTGGCGTTGCTGCGTCTTGGGTAGGTTGAATTGGACCGCCCGATGCAGTGGGCGGTGCATCTGAACCATTTGAAAAATCACTTCCACCATTCATTACTTTAATTACGGGAGCAAATGTAATGTGCGGTCCACCGCCGTGTCCGACTGGTTGATTTTGGTATGGTCGTCCGCCTTCTTGTGGTGGAGACGGAATAGAATTATTAGATGACGATAGCATTGGAGGAGTATTTGGCGTAAACGACATATCTGCTACGTAAATGTCATTCGCGGTTACCATTTTAACGGTGTCTGCTCCATTTATGCTAGGAACCTCGGTCTCAATTTTGAGGTATTTATCTCCCACGCTACTTACTCGCCAAACTCGGTTAGGCGTCTCGTCTCCTCTATAATATACAGCATCTCCTGTGTGATACTCACGTGCTCGCTGAGACAATTCATTTAATTCTGCATCTTCAGGAGTATTCGGATTGTACAATGGAGACGCATTATTAATCCTCGCTTCTTCTGCCTTGGCATTTTCCTCGGCAATTTGTTCGTCAGTTAGAATAACTGGGCTATATGGTGCATATTGCGGGCTATTCGCATCGGGGGTATTCGGATTGTATTGTGGCGATGTTGCGTTACGCTTTGCTTCTTCTGCTTTAGCAATTGCATCTGCCATTTCTGATTCATTTAGTATGACTGGGCTATATGGTGCAAGCTGTGGGCTATTCGCGTCAGGACTAGCGGGCGCATATGGTGGGCTATTCGCGTCAGGACTTGCTGGTGTAGGTGATGGACTATATGGAGTAATATTATGTGATTCTTTATTCGCAACCGCAAGCAATTGAATATTGTCCTTCACGATTTGACTCGGTTCAACATTTGTCTTGAATGTCAACTTATCAATATTCTTTGAGTATGTCATGTTCTCTAACTGTTTAATATTATCTTCTGTTATAATTCGCATTTGCACATTTGCCGTATTGAGTTCTTGTAATAACAACTTGAATGAGTAAGGCACACTAACTATGCTGAAATCGCGTCCAAATTTACTTACATTTTCAATACGCATATCATTAGTAGTTAGGTCTCCTGTATATCTTAGCGGACCGTCTGCCATAGGACTAAAAAATAGATTCTTTGCTGGGTTGTAAATTGCCATCATTCCAGTTGCATTGCATATAGCCATCTGATATTTGTCGCCGCGTTCCATCATAGATTCGCGTAAGAACTCGGAAATGCCGTGGGATATCAAAACGTCACGTTCCATTTCGCCGATTCTTAACCCACCATCATTCGCCCTGCCTGAAACTGGCTGACGCGTTAGTGCAGTATTCGGTCCTCTGGCTCTGAAATTTATCTTGTCTTTCACCATATGCTTCAACCTCATATAATAATTTGGACCCATAAATATTTCAGTCTCTATTTGTTCACCAGTCATTCCATTATACAATATATCGTTACCACTTGAATGATATCCCACCTTGGACAACATTTCACCAAAAACCTTAATTTTAGAACCGTGATTATTAAATGCAGTGCAGTCGCTATATCCGCCATATACAGCAGCAGCTTTGCCAATAATACATTCTACCAAATGCCCGATTGTCATACGAGACGGTATTGCGTGTGGGTTTATAATTAAATCTGGACGAACACCATCACGAGTAAATGGCATATCCGCTTCGGGTATGACCAGACCAATTGTTCCTTTTTGACCCGCACGTGACGCCATCTTATCGCCGATATTGGGGATTCGCATTTCACGGACACGCACTTTTGCAATACGCGTTCCTTCCTCGCCGTCAGTAATAAAGGTTTTATCAACTACACCGAGTTGTCCCTTTTTTGGTGTCTTTGATGCGTCTTGTTTTGCACTACCAGGTCTGGAATTACTGACGGTTAGACCAATTAACACGGTTTTGTCGTTAATTTCCGTATTTTCTTTCACAAGTCCATATTGGTCCAATTGACTATAATCACATCCCACCTTTGTGCCAACTACGTCCAAGTCCGATTCAATATTTGTGAATTTCTTCTCGGTTGTACCTTCCTCTGACTGGCTTTTTTCTTCATGCATTTCGTATGTGCTATAATAAGTCGTTTGGAATAGCCCACGTTTCAATGCGCCTTCATTTATTAAAATTGCATCTTCCACGTTATAACCAGTATAACACATGATTGCAACTATCGTATTCTCGCCATACGGGTTGCTTTCGTGATTAATGTGTTCCAAGTAACGGGTTTTCAATAAGGGCGTTTGTCCATAAGACAATACGACCGCCGTTTTATCCATACGAACTTGATGATTTGTGTGGTACATTGAACACGCTTGTTTGCTTTGACCGCACGAGAATGAATTACGTGACGCAGGATTGTTTTCTGGGAAAATAATCATGTTGCCCAACATTCCAAATATTAATGATTCGTGCAGTTCTAGATGCGTATGTTTCGCCGTTTTATCTTGGTTTAAAACGTCGGCATTGATTGCAATTAATGCATCCTCCGTTTCATTGGGATCAATGTAATCAATGACCGCCTTATCTTCCAAAAATCGCTTTAACTTTGCGGGATTTGTTTCTACATCAATTCCTTCGTACAATTCGTTTAATTCATACATCTTATATTGGTCAGGATGAAAATCAGACAATTTCTTTCGGTTAAATCCAGCAACTAATTCGTTCCACGTAAAGTCATTCTCCGCAATCTTGGTTAAATTGTGTTCATACGACATTTTATGCGTTTCGTGGTCACGATAAAACACAGGTCTGCATATTCTGCCTGCATCCGTGTATATGTATATCGTATTGTGACTAATGTTAAACGTGACACTCGTATAAACGGGGATTAATGCATTGCGCCTGAACAATCGGAGTTTGTCCACTGCTTCATTCGGTGCATCAATGACGCCCGCCCATAGACCGTTTACAATTACCTTTGTCATTCTAGACAATATAATCGGACTGCATTCTTCCAATAGACGCAGTTCTACCTTTTCACGTAACCATTTTATCATAGGAACGCGAGAATAGCCTTGTGTTACATATGACGACATAGCCATATGTTTATGAATACCAATGTTGCCTCCGTCGGGCGTATCTATTGGGTCAAAGAACCCCCATTGGGTGCTATGCAATACACGTGGACCGACCAACTTTACGCTAGGATCCAATGGCAAGTTGGTTTTACGCAAATGGCTCAATGCAGAATTGTGCGATAATCGGTTCATATCTTGGACCACACCAATGCGTTTTGTATGAACATATGCACCCCAATTGCCTTTAAATGCACGCTTGAACCCAGCTTCTAGTTCTCGGGCACTAAATGCTTCCCTATAATTCTGTTCAATTAGAGATGGCAAGTTGTCCTCGTAGATTGCTCGGTTCATATTCAATTTGCTTTCAAACGCTAGATGCACTTCTCTCATTTGTATTTTGTAATACTCGCGAAATAGCTCATTCATCAACGCGCCAACCAGTTCAATGCGTTTATATTTAAAATTGTCACGGTCAGTGGGTGGTTCAATGCCAGTATAGACGGACAACAGCCTAAATGTAATATATCCAAGATAATACGCCTTTTGCATGTAATTCACCTCGCCGATGTGTGGTAAAAAATAATCCGCTAATATTTCTAATGCGTGAGTAACCGTTTTGCCTTTCGTAAAAGATGCGATATATTTCAATGCATTGCGCTGGGTCATTATTCCTCCTGCGTCGTGCACTGACGGAGCAAACAAGTCTAACAT